CCAGCCTTTATTCCAGTCCCTAAGAGTATCCAACACTTTAAAAAGATTAGCAGTATTCTCATCGTTGGTGCAAAGCCTGCCATGCTCATTATCCCAAGCGTATTCGTTCGAGGATCGTTTTAAGGCGTCCCATTCCCGCACGCTCCAGTGCTTACTCACATATAATGGTTTACTCATCCATCTACCCCCTTATCTTTTTTGAGTTGATTAATTTTAGTCCTTAGAAACTCCGGAATATGATTGCCATAGCCCATGCGTTCAATGTTTTCCAAAATGCTCAGCCCTTCATTAGCGGCATAACCAAATATGACCATTGACCGCAGTAAATGATTAAGCTGCATTGCCCCATCTAGGGTATTTGCAAAAGCTACGAACGCAAATATCACTAATTTTTTGATTATCCCTTTGAAGCCAACGTTAGAGCTTAAAGACTTTGTTTTGAAGCCCGCAGTTAATCCGGTCAAATAATCCAACACGACCAACGCAATAAGCATGGTCAGTGCCTTATCAAAGCCACCTACTGCTACGGTAATACCCGCCCCAAGCAGTGATCCGTAGTACATCATGTCAGGATTAACTTTTAATATGCTTTTTAAAAAGGCTACTGCCTCGCTATAATTCACACTCTCCCACTTCCTTCCCGCTAAAAAAGCGACTGATTTATTCAGCCGCTTTTTCCTTATTTTCTTCCACTATTTCCACATACGGACAGTTTTGCCGCCTTTTCTGAGAGCATTTACCATCAACCACATCAGACCTGCAAATCGGGCATTTTTTTATTTCGGCCATTACTGCACCTCCTGAATTTCTGCCAATCGTTTTTCATACTCAGCAATCACCAACTCAGTTTCTCCCTGTGAATAAGTTTGAGCTTCCTTGAGTGTAAGTCCGGAAGCTAAGTCCAAAGTTAAATCGCTCGCAATGCGAACGTTTTCACTCTCAAGCCACAAATTCAATTCATTTAGTTTTTCTTGTTTAGTTGGTTCATGTTCTAATTCCGGCTCTGGCTCCGGAATCGCTTCGTATTCCCATTTCTTTCCGCTCCACTTGATAAGATGCCCTTCCTTAGATTTCGGTGGTTCTACTTCCGCACAGCGAGCAGGAATAAGCCATGCACCTTCTTTGTAGTCGCCTTTTTGCTCACTCAAAAGGATTGTTCCTAGCAAATAACCGTCCGCATTTGTCTGATAAACTCTTTTTTCTTTCATGTTGCCCTCCTACTTGTACCGAATGGTCGAAAATGCCCCGATATTGATTGGGCGATTGCGGTCGCCGGTCGGGACAATCATGCTTGGGTCGAAAAACACAGACACAGCCACCCCGCCACCTGATGATCTGTATGTCCTTGCCGAATAGCTTGCGGTAGTCCTGAAAGCACCCGAAGGGTTATAATCCGTTCGTTCTTCGGCAACGTGTAACTCCCCCTCAATGTTCCGAATCGTATCCCCCTGCATTTGCCCCACTGTTCGGCTAGCCCCATCCGCATCAATGCCCCTGCCTTCATCAAGCACGCTGTAATACATTCCTCGATGGTCTGGGATTCTAAACGTAGTCGTTCCGTCGCCGGAGCTGAATAAACCGCTTTTTAATTGCGCTCCTGCCTCTGCATCAACCCCTTGCCATTCTGCATCAGAAACTACAAGATTGTTCACATTCGCCCATTCCCAGAGCGTTGCATAGGCAGTTCGTGATAATTCTGCGCCATTTAATTTAAGTTCATTTTCTTTGACTGACATTGCGGGAAAACGAATATCTCCCACATTGCCCACTTGGGCTAGAATCGCAGCGATTAGATTGGCATGAGCGCCAGGATCAAAATTATGATTGTCGATTTTTTCATTTAGCATCTCTTCAGTCACATAAATTTTTGATTCATCGACTACCACGGTCACATTTTGTGAGCTGCCGATTACCGCATCAATCGCAATGAAATCTTTGTAGGGCGTTCCATCTTCGATTGGATCGGCAGAAATATAGTCGGCCTCATTGCCGGAATTTGTGTAGCAATATAGTTTTTCTTCCCCTAAGTCGCCGATTTTGGCGAAGAGCCCAAGCTCTCGGCCGAAAAATCCGCTTGCTAACTTAGAATTATCTACTACAGCAACGATTTCAATTTGTCCGTTGCCTTTGTTTTCTGATTTTTGGATTGTTAAATCTAGTTTCGGCTGCTTGAGTGCAATGAAATCTTGAATTTCATCAGCTTCACCGATGATTCCGTCGCCCATTTGGACTTTTGTGAAAATTAATTTCCCTCCTACCTGAGAGCTGGCAATCATATTTTTTCCTGATTTTGTGAGCACAATTCTGGGAAACTTTGCCAATTTAGTCACCTGCCTTTACTTTTGTAAATTTATATTGTTTTACCAAGCCGCCGAAATACGCGCTTCCGGTTGCTTCTTTCAATGTGAGTTCGTCGAAAGGTTTCACACAACTGTAAGAAACTTGACTGACGACACCACCAAAAGAAATCTCGCCTTCTGCTCGAGTCGTATTTTTCAATAAAATATATAGATTCGCCGGAACAATCACTCGAAGCCAGATATACATCGCCTGAATATAAGGCTTCAATGCTCGGCTGATTTCGACGAACAGTGTATATTCGCCGTAATCTAGTTCAATCGAAGTCTGATTCTCCCCATAAACACCGATTAGCATTTCTTCAAGTCGGCGATGAGTATAAGGGAGCTCGGAGACGATTTTTCTTAGAATTCGTTGCCGCCTTTTCTCCAAATCATCTGTCGACCTGGGCGATAATTTCAGCATCTCTTCCCAGCGCCTTGCGCCATCTTCGTCAAAATCCAGCACGAAGCCATTGAGAAACCATTTATAGAATGCTGCATGAATTCTCGCAAATTCCGGATTTTCTGCTCCGGCGATACTTTGAAATTCTGAAGTCACACCCACCGCCAGTGGATAATACCTCTCGACCTGTATTTTTCTAGCCAATGAGCTCACCCCTTACGGCGAGTTCATCCAGTCCAAGCACAAGATTAGCAGTCGAGCCGTTCAGTTTTGTGTCCTGAATATCTAATATTTCCGGCACATCCAGAAGTCGTGATTCGATTTGCGAAATCCGGACAATCAATCCGGAATTGCTATATTGCTCCGTCGTTGCGACTTGGGTCTGCTCCCAAGTTCGATTGAGCTCTGCGAAATACTCATCAATGACCCGCCCAATCGCACCTTTCAAATCATCAAAGGTAATACCGCTCACAAAGGCTAGATTCAGTTCAATATTAATTTGAGAATCCCTCGCCCCCTGCACTGTCACGATATGACCAATCGGAGCAGTGCCTAAGCCGTTGCCTTGATTTGTGATTGGGTCGACAATCGTCTGAACCTGATTAATGAATTCTGCCGTCGGTGGTTTAAATTCCGACGTCACAAAAACGACTCGCACCGTGCCGCCGCCTTGCCAGATGGGATATACCTTAATCCCACCGATACCGTCGATTTTCCGGACTTTTTCTTTATAATCGTCAATATTTCCGCCAAAAGCATTGCTATTAAATGACGTCAGATATCTTTCCCTGAAGACCTCAGTACCTTCTTCATCTTCGCCGGGAATCGTGACTTCCGATAAATATGCACTTTCAAGGCCTTCAATGTAGCCGATGGGTATCAACTGCCCGCTACTATGATTCCCGATTGTGCCGGCAGTTTCGCTTTTCAATAAATACACTCCGGCGGACTGCTTTTCCATTACTTCATAATTCACCGATTCCACCGAAAAACGCTCGCCGATTTCGACATTGAGTGTTGCCGGCGAGAATATCCCTTTAACGACAGCAAAAGTTGCTACCTTCGGAACCAAGCCCCTTTCCAGAGCCAGGCGGATTAAATAATCTCGCTCCGCAGTATCGCCGAAGGATTGCTTGATATACCACTCTAGTTTTTGATACAAGAGCATGAATTCAATCGCCGCCGGTGCGAGGGCATCGAAAATAATACTCCCCTCCCGCTTATCCCGCTGAGAAGACACTTCTTTCAACATCCTCCCTAGAATCGCATCATTCGTTTCCTTTTCAAACATCCCCTACCTCCTTTCCAAATTCAATTCACCATCTTGAAATACGATATTCTTCATAGGCACTATTCCTAAATTCGTCATCACATCAAAAGAAATAAATACTCTCGTTCGTTCGTGGTTAATCGTAAAATTCATTACACCACTGATTCGGTCGTCCCTGAGAAGCGCCTCAATAAATCGCTGAGGCAATTCCGCTCTGACCAAAGGAATTGGCTTACCAAATAGATCACGCAATCGAATTCCATAGCCCCAGCTGTAAATCACATAATCCCTTTGCTCCGTAAAAATAATCTTGTAAATCGCTTGCCTCATTGCTTCAAGTCCAACAATATCTCCCTTGATTTCATCATTCTCCAAATCACTTCTTCGCTGGATTTGATAGGTTAAGTTCGGTTCTGCCCGAATCTCAAAATCTTGAAGAATCTCGATGTTTTTCGCTTGTGGTAGCACTAATCACCACCCCCTTACAGCCACTCGCCACTGACAATATGGTCATGCACTCGGTCAATGATAATAAACTCCTGCCCGCCATGACAACGCAACAAAAAAACGGACTCCCCTTTTTGAAGTCCGTTATATATCCTAATTTTCTTTCTGCCTTTGTAGTCGTGATTGTGACTGGCAAAGGCAGGGTCACCGCTGCCGCCCTGCCGATTCTCAGTCACATGATTGACTTCGATATCGACATAATGGTCAACTACGTTTCGGGTCAATCTAAAAAACTCCCCTGGCAAGATTCCCTGCTGCTCAATCTTGATTTGCAAAGGCGCTACCGATACAACTTGCCCTACAATCACATCAGAAAACTTTGTATTATCAATAAGTTGCTTCTGCAATTTTCGCAAGGCATCTGCTAGTTGTTGGCTAATTAAAATCACCCCCAATCAGATCTAAATCCATATAATGATAATTCGTTTCCCAGCGATGGATTACGTGATCGACAATCATTACCTGATTTACCGCAATATCGCCAAGCTCGAGCATGACCGCAAGACTTGACCCGCCACGCACCCGAATGTCGCCGAATGCTGCTTTGACCGATAATCGCCGACTCTTACGGCAATAATTTTCAAAGAGCTGCTTTGCCATCACTTCACCGTTCCGCGATTCTTTTTCATTGATGGATTCGCAATACTGAAGGATTCCCCATTCTGCTTGGGAGTGATGAAGTAATTCCTGATTCGAGCTATCCGGCGGATATACAAAAAGGATTCTTTGGCCGGATTTTTTATCATCATGATAAATCTTGATCCGATTATAGGTATCCTTGTCGATGCTGGATTCATAATCATAATTTTGCGCTGTTTCCGAATCGATAACGATAGGCACACGCATTTCTTCATTTTTGACATCTTTTAAACAGAGCAAACCATTTTTATCAAAAAGCACATACATCTTTTTGGTATTTATTAAAGTCAAATCCAGCGCCGTCTGAACAATATCAAATAGGGTAGAATTATCTTCGTTTCGCTTGGGAATCACATAAGAGGTTTGCTCGATTTCACCGATTTTCAAACGAAAATCAGCAGCCAATGCCGTCAATACTTCATCAGCTCGCTTGTTCGTATACCAATAATAATGCTTATTTTTGAAGTATCGGAGCTGGTCATAGGCAGTCACGGAAATAATATTGTCTCGGCTTCGCTTCTTTGTGAAAACATAGCCGACAAAAGCCGTTTCATTATTTACCATCAAGGTCACAACATTGCCTTCAGTAAAATCAATAATGCTGTCGATCAGCACCTGAAATGTCAGCTTGCCCGGTGAACCTTTACGGTGGTACTCCAATTGAATCCCTTCGCACGCCAATGCTTGAAATAATTTTTCTTCTTTATTTTGAATGAAAACCAATACATTATTTTCCATATTCCACCTACCTAAACAGCTTCAAAATCGTTCCCGCCGGGACTTCCGTGGCATCAGAGATGCTATTGATTGAAGCAATCTCACGCCAATCCAAAGCGCCATCAGAAACGCGCTTACAGGCTTCCCAGACGGTTGTCATCTGTGCCGCCTTAACTTCCGGAGGCAATTCCGTCGGAAGTACCTCTGACGGTTTCACTACAGCAACAAGTTTTCCGTCCTCTTCTTTGAATTCGACTTCTTTCGTTCCATATTTTTTATATTGCTTAAACCGCAGAGGCACAATTAAATCATTGCCGTTTTCGGCACTTTCAATCACGCTGTAGTCTTCAAGAGTGACATTCAAGACTGTATCTTCAATAGGTTTATAGTTTTGGGTCATCCGAACAATAACCAATCGCACCGGCGCCCGAGTTTCTTTCAGCAATTTAAATCCGGAAACAAATTCCTTCGCCCCTTTGATTTGTGGCGCCAATCCGGATAGTGATGAAATCACCCTGCTCATTCCATCATATTGAGAGAATGGATAATACTGATTCGGCAGAAGGGCTTCGAAGCTAATTTCGATAAGCCCTTCTTTCTTTATGATATTGACCTCGCCCTCGTTAATGAGTTGGATGGTCTTATTTTTGTTGCTGTATTTGATTTCCATTTTTGACGGTGGAACAGGAAGCTGAACCCCATTTAAATAAAACAGATACATTAAATATGATCTCCTTCCGCTCCGGTGTCCGCCGCCTCAACAATGGATTCCGTAATTTTCTTCACCACATCATCCGCTTCCACTCCGTTAGTCATGGTATTTTTCATATTGCTCATATCGACTTTTACCTCAGCAATGCGGTATTCCCTGACGTACTCCCTTTCCGCAAGGTCACGAATCCCTCTTATATCCTCATCCAATCGGTCGACGGAATCTTTGATACCCTTTGTATTTTTTGCGGTATCATTCCCCGCCTCTTCCATCCCGGAGAAGTCAAAGCCGCCCAGCGCCCCTAATCCATCGGCACCGGGGAAATTTAAGCCCAGGTCGCCTTTTATGGTTTCCAAAAAAGTGCCTTCACGAATCGCCCCGGCGTATTTATCTCTGAGCCCTGAAAAATCCGCTTGGTATTCTACGGTACCGACTTCAGTGAATTCAAAGCCCAAAACTTTACTTAAAACGCTACCTGCTTTGTTGTAAGCACCAATCAGCATATTAATCAGTTTGACCGATGAATTAACCATCCACTGAGTAGCATTGACAATCCATTCGAATGCAGAAGCGAGGCCATCTTTTAGGTCTCCGCCAGCGGCCATCCACCACGCAAATGCTCCAACAACTAGGGCAACAACTCCAATTACAAAAAGGATTGGAGAAGCGAGTGCCCAAATCCCAACTTTAAGAAGAGCGGTTACAATTATAGCCCCCATCATCACGCTTCTATAGACCCCTATAACAGTGTTATAAGCAGCTACTGCGGCATTGGCCGTCCATATAGCTGCTGCTAAAACCAATTTTGCTCCAGCGGCGGCAAGAGTTGTAATATTATGGGCTATCATTCCTGCATTTACAAATAGCCAATAAGTTGCATAAGCCGCCAACAATCCAATCATTATAGGAAATAAGGCGCTAAATAATGCCCCGACCATGCCTAACGTATTACTTGCAACGTCCAAAAATGTGCCGAAAACAAATCGAATAATCGGAACGACCACCCCTGCCAATGCTTGGAAATTGTAAATTGTACCGGCAATCAAGACCGCTACTACATTCAAAATAGGCATTAGTCCGTCAAGCATCCCTTGGAGACTCTTGTTATTGGCTATGCTTCCTAATGCTTCCCAAACTGGCTGAAAAGATTTATTTGCCACATTTCCGATTTGATTCATCGCCATACCAAACGTGACCGGCATGGACTCAAATCGCCTGTTTGTTTCATCTACGGAACCAAAAACGGCCCTTTTCACAATATCCGCAGAAATCAATCCATCATTCGCCATTTCTCGGAGCTCTCTTCTGGTCACTCCAAGTTCTTCCTCAATCGCTTGAATTACCGTCGGCATCCCTTGCATGACCGAATTAAATTCTTGCCCTCTTAATACTCCCATAGATAACCCCTGTTGCAATTGAAGCATTGCGCCTTGTGCCGCTGCGGCATCCGTCCCGGCGATTTTTAAGTGCTTACTAATTTGCTCCGCAAATGCTATAGTCTCTCGATTTGACGAAAAGGCATTTCCTGATAACATCCCCAATTTAGCCACAAAATCCGTCATCTCAGAATACTGCTGCCCTGTTCGCTGGGCGGCTTTAAAAATCTCATCTTGCAGTTGCGACACCGATTGCAGGCCGTCGTTCATCAACCCCAGCCGTGCATTAGTTTGCGAATAGGCATCGGACAAATCCATCCCCCAGCTGATGCCTTGTATCCCTGCATAAGCAGCGACAACTTGCTGAAATCTAGATATTGCTCGGTCAGAAAAAGAATCGACTGCATTTTCGGCCTGTTTTAGTGGATTCGGTATGCGGTGCAACCGCTCGACAAACCGCTCAACTCCTCGGGTTGCTTTCATAATCACCGGACTCATTCCGTCATTCATTGCAATCATACCTTGAACAGTAGCCATTCAATTCCTCCTTTCTAGCGTTTTCGTTTTCGCTCTATTTCTTTTGCCCGCTTCTTGTCATCTGCCGCTTTGATATCAATAGCGGCAATAATAAAAGCTTTTTCCTCGTCATCCATTTCCAAAAATTGACTCGGAAGTATTTTTAGTCGGTGGAGGCAATAGAAGGCGTAATTCGCCATTGCATCGCCTCCCTCGATTAGTTTTTTGCTTCTTCGATTTTCTCACTCATCCCAGCCTCGAACCCTTGCGCTTGCATTACCGCATCATATAGATCGGTGAACTCACCGGGGGTCAGCATTGCCAGTAGCAAATCCATCTCGCCAACCACCCCATAGGAATCTTGCAATTCACTATTCGATAGATCCGGAAACCTGACACAGCGGACTAATGTTTTTTCCCTGAGCTTCATGGCGTCGGTCTTTTCAAAAGTTTGCCGGGTCTGTTTATCCATTGTTTTCGTCTTGCAGCTATTTAATATTTGGTCAAATTCTTTGCTCGTCAGAACTTCAATCTCCCACAAAATCGGCTCGCCCTTCTCATCGACAAACCGCTTCGAGGCCGGATATTTATGTGTCTCTGTTTTCGCCTTCCCCGAATTCATAAATGCTTTAAAATCACGTTGTTCCATTTTTGTCACTCCTTACATTCCGGTTAATTCTTTAAATTTCTGATTAATGTCGAACGATTCAAAAGTAAAATTCAATTCCTGCTCATTAAACTCGCCATCGGCGTCAAACAAAGCGATATCCGCATTATCAATATTGCAGTCCCTCAAAGTCACGATTCGTTCCCCTGCCTCTGAGGTTGGGTCGTCATTTACTATAAGTAAATCAAAATACTGGTCCACTCCTGTCTTTTGAAGCTCTAAAATCATATCGGTGAATAAATCGGTATTTTGATAAATCGTCAAACTGCCGGAATAAGACAGTCCCACTGACTTATTACCTTCGGATTGCCGACCGAGAATCGCTACCTTGACTTTCTTTTTCTCCGCTGAAGCCTTTAAATTTTTCGCTTGCATCAGTTTTTTTCGGCTACTTCCCTGAATCCAGTAAACCGTCGCCAGCTTCGCCGAAACTGCATCTTTGGCATTCATTGTCTGTGTATTCATTCTTCCCTCCTAAAAATAAAGAGGCGATGCAAAAGCACCACCTCTTCTAGTAGACATACACCTGCATATACAAGTGTGTCATTGCACCCACCGGCTTAATCGGCAAATCGACCAATACATCGCCTTTTTTCAAGCCTTTTTCCACAAGAACATCATCACTATTAAAATCCTCAATCGCCCTGACTCGTTCATATTCCTGGCATTGATAAATCAAGTTATTTCGGAATGAAATTCGTCCAATGTTATCATTCTGGACTTTGCCCAGATAGCTATTAACAAAAATTTCACTACAATCAATTGCCACTTGATCTAGCACCCGAATAATCTGATTCAGGCTGAAATCATCGTTTTTATCCGGAACAAAAGTATGGAAGGTGTTAATGTCCTCCATGACTCTCGTGTCATAGATATACTCGTCGACCGTCCGCTTGCCTTGGGAGTGGAACGTCAAAAATCCTTGCAGCTTCAACTTGTCGAATTCTGCATCTTTATATTTCATGTCGATGGTCAGTTCACCGTCGTAGGTTGTGTTTGTCAAAGATTCATTCACCGCCGCGCTAGCCTCAGCACCGCCCAGCCAGTAAACAATGTCCGACGGTAACGCCCCATCGTCCAAAACCGCATTATGAGGCGAAATGATTCCTTCATGGTCGCCGACATTATTTCGCCAAACAATCGCTTGAAACTTCACGCCCACATCATCACGACGACGCTTCGTATAAGCGATAAACAGCTGCTGAATCGTCGTCGCTCCGGACGGACAAATCAGAACATTATAATATTTTCGTTCGCTCAAATCGAGGAATTTTTGATAATCATCACCGGTAACTGCCGCTCCATTCGTTCCGCCGCTCAAAGGCATTCCCGCCGTTTCAGCAATCCCCCAGCCCTTCTTGAATGTCACATAGGGATTCTCCGCAATCGCTTCCGTAGTGGCGACAGTCTGCTGAACCACGATTTTTGCATCTAAATAAACCGTCACATCGTATAAAGCTATATCATCCACATTCTTCGCCACAACGATTTTAATATCATTACCCCGAACCCCGCCGCACCTTGCAGTTGCGATTTCGTTCGACGCTTTGACCCCTTGGCTATTTAGCTTATAAATGTGAGCCGTCTTTGCCCGAACAAACAATTCCCGAAGATTACGCATCTTCTCATGAGTGTAGTCATAGCCAAAGATTTCCTTAGAATTCGTCTGAAATTCTCCCGCTGTGACCGTAATTATCTCGCTATCAGTGCCCCAATCCAATTCCATCGGTACCGCTACATAGCCTCTATCGGCAAAATTGCCAAGTGGTCTGTCTACGCTGATAAAATTGATATACGCACCGGCGCGAACCTTATTGTAAAATAAAAATTTTCCGCCACCATAGGCCATTAGCTTTTCACCCCATTCCGCTTCTCAACTACAGGAGCAGAACGAAACTCTTGAATAGCAGCTTCCACTTCTCCCTGGGTATATTCTTTTTCCGGCTCCAAGACAACCGACAAAATATCGATACAATCTCGGTATTTTTCAGAGGCCTTTAGCTGTTCCAATTTAAAAACATTAGCCCCTTCGCTCTTTTTCGCCATTTAATCCCCTCCGTCTCTCAATTTAATTTCTGCACGCAAATCTTCCATATATGGCTCTTCCGGTATCTTCTTCAAAATAAACAAATTATAATCAACGAAAAAATGAAGCACTCCGTCCACGGTCTCATAATTCATTCCGGTACCACGAATCAGGCTTTCCTCCGTTCCGCCATCAACGAACTCTTGCAGGGTGATATACTCCAGCACCATGTACAGCCTTGCAGCGACCTTTTGAATCTCCCGAGTTGTTCCGGTCGTGTCCGAAGGGAAAAAATGAATATCGAAGCTATGATTTCGCTGGTAGCGAACATCTAATTTCTGCTCTTGCCCGGATACCAAATTCTTAATAAAAAAAGCCGGTGCATTCAGCCCCTGCTTAACTTTATCAATGTGAACCTTGTGAGAAGGATACTCTTTCTTCAGAGCCTTGGAAATTCCATCCATTATTTCACTTACCATTTAGCACCCCATTCAAGAGCTTTTCAAGCTCCGGCTGAATTATCTTTGCCATATCATTTTCTACTTCCTTCAGTGACTTATCCATCATATGTTGGCCTTCGACCCATCCTTCATTATTTCGCGTACGATGTCCGTAATTCACATAACTGGCATAATCCATAGGATTGTAAATTTTTCCTACAAAAATCCTGCCTACTTTGCGAGCCTTTTGTTGGTGCCAATTACGTCGTAAATCACCGGTTCGAACAGGTGTCCGTTTTTTAGTTTTCGCTTGAGCTCGTGCTGTGAGTTTATTCGTCATTTTAAGAAGAAATTGCTCTTGCTCCGTCTTCTCCAGTTTTTGGAG